TAATCCCATACAAAAAGTCTGCAAAGGTATCCGTGGGTGTCTTTGTACCCAAATCATCTAAAACTAGTAACTTCGTTTGTCTCATTCTGCCAGAAAGCTCAAGCGAACTAAATTCCGCTTTTGCATGTAACCACTTTTCATTTAGATCAGCTTGATTGATGAAAAATGCCTCGTCCATGTCGTAGTAAGGCAATTTGAATCTAGAATGCCTGTCATAAATAGCCTGTGCAACAAAGCTTTTACCCGTTCCGTTAGCTCCTGCAAGAAGTAAAAAACCTCTTGGATTCTTCGCATAGGCCATGATTTTAGCCATTTGCTCAGGAGTTTTATTATCTATTTCGCTCAGTGTCGGCATTTTAAAAGAGGTCCTCGGCTCGACTGCTGATTGGGGTACCGTCTTTGTTTTTTGTTCGCCTATCTTGCGTAGCTCCGCCGGTAGCAGATCGGTAAGCTTTTTTGTTCTCAATTGAGTCATTTGATCGTCCATACCAACCTGTAAGGTACTTCCTCCATTGTTTCTTATTGCTTTTTGAAGGATTGTTTTTTAGCCATTGAGAGGCTTTGAGAGTTTCAACTTTGATGTCGATGTGCGGATACATGAGTTTCCAGTCAGCGAGATCTTGTTCCGTGATGCCTTCGAATTCCCACTTCTCGAAATTGAAAATTAATAAATCTTTTGCGCGAATCGGCGAAGCCGGATGAGTGCCAGCGCGCAGAGCTTCTTCTTCATTAGATATATCGTTAGATATATCTTTTCTTATTCTTTCTTGTTTGTCGTTGCTCGGTCGTTGCTCGGTCGTTGCTCGGTCGTTGATTCGGTCGTTAGGCTCTTCAGAATTTATATCCCAAATCGTTAAGCTACAAAGTTGTACGAGAGTTGAATTGGTCGTTGCTCCGGTCGTTGACTTTTTGCGTGTTCTGTTAGTTTCAATAATTATTATATGTTTTCTCTTTAGAAGAATTGATTTGGCTGTTCGGTATTCTTGTTCGCTTAAACCATAAAAATTCCATGATTGCAAATGACATTGACCAACGATTAATCCATCAGGATGACCATTGTATCGGCGAGCTGTATTGGCTATATGTGAAAGTAATCTGAAAGCATTTGGCTTATATTGCATTAGCCAGAACGCCTCCTCAGAGGGGATAAATTTGAGAAATCTTTCAGACATACCACCCCATAAAAGAGTTGCATCTTTTAACATGGGATGTTAGAATGATTGACGTCTCCATAAGACAATCATAAGTGCGTTCCCAAGCGCCACCGAATATGCCTCGACTACGAATCGAGGCATTTTCATTTAATACCCTAGCATAAATGTCACACCCAAAGCAATAAAGTTCTTTATTATTCATTTAAATGTGGCCCTAAGATGTCGATCTGAAATTTTTCGTCACTTTCGATGAAACTAATAAGATTTAGAAACATCAAAGGCGATAGAAGATTCCTAAACATCGTAGGAGAGATGAGATATTCCTTTCGGACTTCTCTTTTATTCGTGATAAGATTCATGTGCTTGCCCTTTTTTCTCCATAGCTGGGTATACAAAAGGGCTGACTTGGGACAGGTTTTTAACACTCGTATAAAGTACTTCAATGGCGGGAATTCACTATAATCCTTCATAATCCTCAATAAAAATTGTTGTTTTTTTGTCGAGGAAAAGTTAGGATTATCCGTAGAAAATTCCGCTTTCCCCGATTTTGTGGGTTTATTCTTCTCGATTAGACTACAACCTCCTGTGATTGTGGCGTTTTTGATAGTAGTATTCTATTCTCCCGAATCCCCTAATTGGCGTTAGGGGATTCACTTTCATAATATTTATCAAAATTTATTTGCAATTACTTTCAGTTATTCAGTACGGTTCACCCTCAGAGTGTTAACAACATGAGGGGGTTATGTATGAAGGAAGTATGGGGCGAAATTTGGCTGGCCGTGAAGACCACGCCGGAAATTCGTTATTTCTTGATTTTTTGTGCTTTTGGTTTGGCATCGATTTTTTTGATTGGCTTTTTTTGTTCAGCTGGTTGATCCAGCCAATCATAGATAGTAACAGCGCCTTTTGTGCACTGCTCTATCTCATAGGCAACCTTAAGACTTGGCATTTGTTCTTTTCTCAGTATATCGTGAAGTGTAGATGTACTGATGCCGAGTTTTTCTGCTACTCCTCTCTGTTTCTTATCGTTATTTTTCATCCATTCTGCGAATTTATTCACCATATAACCCTTTTTTATTTCTTTTTGTGGACAAAAATCCGGAATTCCGATACATTTGGAAGTATATCAAGAAGAGCTGTTAAAAACAAGCGATTTAAGATAAGATGAAAATAACGTTGACTTGCATGTTACAATATGTGACAATGTGATCTTACGTAACACAAAACCAAGTGAGAGTAGATATGAAAAATCAAGAAATAGAAACTGCGAGCGCCAACATCGCAGCTATTGCAAAAGGTCTAGAGTCCTTTATCAATAAGCCAGAGAACTACAATTCTTTTGCATCCTCATTGATGGAACATACAATTAGAGAACTTGAGAAGCAAGCAAGCAATATTCGAGAAATCGAGTACATGTATGGGTTCTAATCATGAGCACAGCATATTGGGGCCAATGGAGCCATGCGGAGATTATGTCAATGCATGGTGTAGAATTAGAAAACGAAGTTGACACAGATTTGGAGCAAGATGAAGACGACACAAATCTGGAGCAACATTGCTGCGGCAATTGTATGGATTGCTTAGGTCTTTCTTGGAGAGACTTTTTCTGAGTCGGTGTCAAATTGTAACCGACTGAAAGGAGTGGGGTGGGACCATCCCACCCCGTATGAAAAAACGAGGATATATATGCAACGCCAAACTATCAAAAACAAAATTATATAGGAAAGAAATTATGTCACAGTCAGAAGTTATTAATGAATTAGCAGCAGCTTTATCAAAAGCACAAGGGGAAATGCAAGCAGCGATTAAGGATAAGGTAAACCCTTTCTTTAAGAGTTCTTATGCGGACTTAGGAAGTGTATGGGATGCAGCTCGCCCAGTACTTAGTAAATACGGCCTTTGCATTATGCAGACGACCGAAATGAATTCTGATGGCAGCAAAATCATCATGGTTACCACATTAGCTCATACCTCTGGACAATGGGTTAAGTCATTCCTTCCTTTGAATCCTGCTAAGAATGATAGCCAGGGTATCGGCGCCGCAATTACGTATCTACGTAGATATAGCCTGAGCGCAATTGTAGGCGTAGTATGCGATGAGGACGATGACGGAGAAACAGAATCAGGAAGAGGGAAATCACAACAGCAAAGTAACAATCAGACTCCGCCACCACCTCCAGCTCAACCGAAAGAGCAAGCTCCCGCTGAGCGAGTAGGCAAGACGGAGATTATAGCTCTGACAACACTAATTCAGAACTTAGATGAGGAAAGCAACAAATCCTTTCGTGATTGGATTAAGAAGTCATTCAACGCCGAATCAATACAGGATATTCCTAAGGCTTGTTTCGAGAAGTGCATGGTTTCTCTCAATGCTAAAATTAAGTATCTAAACGACAAAAATAAAGAACAAGCAAAGGCGGTGGCATAATGAAAACAATTAATCTTGAGCAAGGTTCAGAAGAATGGCTGTCTTGGAGAAAGACAATCATCACTGCGACGGATTGCCCAGCTATTCTGGGTTCCTCTCCTTGGTCGACCGCATATAAATGCTGGCAAAGAAAGCTGGGACTCATCCCCGAGCAGCCTAGCAATGATGCGATGGAAAGAGGTAAGAGATTAGAGCCTGTCATACGTGACAGGTTCATAAAAAAATTCGGATTGAATATGACTCCCATAGTCGTTGAAAGTTCTGAATATGACTTCCTAGGTGCATCCTTGGACGGGTTATCTGACTGCGGCAAGTACATATTGGAGGTAAAAACTGGAGGTCACAACCTATATAAACAGGCCCTAGAGGCTGTTGTACCGCAATATTACCTCGACCAAATGCAACATCAATTGCTAGTGACGGGGGCAGAGAAATGCTTCTACCAAGTAGGTAGTGAAGATGAGGAAAAAGATGTGGTAATTGAGGTGTTCCCTCATCCTGATTTTGCAAAGAATTTTATCCCAGTAGCGCGAGCTTTCTTGAAGTGTATAGCTTTCAATGAGCCTCCTACTTTGCAAGACTCTGACTATAAGGACATGTCAGATACGCCCACATGGAAAGGATATGCCGAGCAGTATCGCAAGCTCAATGAGCAGATTAAAACTCTTGAAGAGGTTAAAGAAAGCTATAGGAAAGAGCTTTTAAAGCTCTGTGGCGATCAAAACTGTTTAGGGGATGGGATTAAGGTTATGAAGACGATAGTTCGCGGCCGTGTGGCCTATGATGAGATTCCAGAAATCAAAGGCGTTGACCTCGATAAATATCGAAAGGGTACAACGACCACCTGGAAGATTATGGTTGCTTGACTGAAATAATCCCTATAGTACTAGCGACTATAGGGATTAACTTAGCATCCTTTCTTCTTCATGGCCTTTTTCATGCCCATTTTCTCATGCTTCTTGTCATTCTTCTTGTCCATGCGTTCGAGCTTTTCCATGCCCTTATCCATGGCTTTCTTTTCTTTCTTTATTTGTTTATCGATGGTATCCTCCAATCAACCGGGATTGTTTATGAAAATTTGTTTTCAATGCAAAGTAGAATTTTTACCTAAAAGGAACAAAAAAAATCAAATTTTTTGTTCAAGATCATGTTCCGCAAGGTCTAGGATTCATAATTCAAATTTAATACCTAAAATAAAAAATGGTAAAGAAAAAAAATGCTTAATTTGTGAAAAAAATATTTATGTTACACCTAGCCAGATAAATAAAAAATATTGTTCTAAAAAATGCAGTGGACTCGGAAGCCTAAATGGAGCAAAAAGATACTCTAAGATAGAGATATCATGTCATTTTTGTCATAGGAAATTCATGACTTCTCCCAGTACATTCTTATTTAGTAAAACGGGAATAAGATTCTGTTCTAGAAAATGCAAAGGTAAATCTATGAGCGAAGAAAAATTGAGCTATGGATTCAAAAAAAAATCTGTAAAATTAGGGTCCAATCCCCGAAAAAGAAAACAAATAAACAAAATAAGATTCTATGAACACCGCTCTATAATGGAAAAGCACTTGGGAAGAAAATTAAAAAAGAAAGAACACGTGCATCACATAAACGAAGATCCCACAGATAATCGAATTGAAAATCTTCAGGTTTTGTCACCGCAAGAGCATGCACGCATTCATCATAAAAAAATATCTACTTCTTAACTTTTTTATGTATGGAAGATCCCGCTTTGCGAGCTACATTCAAAGCTATCGCGACTGCCTGTTTATGAGGTTTAGTCTTTGATTCTTCCTTTATATTCTCGCCTATGGCTTTTTTCGAGCCGCTCTTTACTAGTGGCATGTTATGCCGCCTGGGCAGGTGCTGCCGGTTGAGCTACTGGAGCTGGTGCATCTTTATGGCTTTGGAGAATTGCACAAATCGCGTCAATCGCTGCATTCTTTCCATCTCCGCCATCTTTCATGTATTGAGCATGCACGATATTGACGATGTTAGCGATTTGTTGCAAAAGACCGGCAGTATGTGTATACTGTAATCCTTCATTAAATAGATTTTTGATTTCGTCTAGCATTATGATTTTTCCTTTGGGGTCTTGACCACCGGTTCATCTTTGTTTTGAACATTAATGTTAATCTCAAGATCGGTTTCCTTTAGGAAGGTTTCTCTTGAAACTTCTACTCTAATCGCTGTATCAGTTGCTATGTTTTCAATATCCTGCGCAACTTGTGGGAGATATTGACAGCCTGTTATGAACGGCATTAGCAATAATAAATAATACATGTACACCCTCCGATTTATTTTTTTCAATTTTTTTCTTAGATATATTCGGTAATGATAACAAGACCAGCGGCTCCAGCACCACCGGCCTGGGCTACGGTTCCGATTCCTCCTGCTCCGCTAGCACCACCGCCATAAGCTTGACCTGTAATACCAGCACCGTTATTTAATTTGGATGCGCCACCACCGCCGTAAATTTATGGTTTTAAAATTAATTTATAATAAATTCGGTAATGATGACAATACCCTTAAATCCCGCAAGTCCCACGCTCGCTACTGTTCCAGCATAACTCGTGCGACCGAGTGCTCCAGCTCCATATGAAGCAGTTGAACCATAATAATTGCCACCGAAAAAAGTTGTTCCGCCTTGTCCATTAATGATAGGTGAGCCTATACCTGCCAGATAAAAGCCAAATGGACACCCTCCCATACCACCAGTAGTATTAAAATCGCCTCCCGAACCCGTTCCTCCTGCAGCAGAATTTATGTTTGCATTAGATATCGCGCTGCCGGCTGCAGTTCCCGCACCACCACCTCCTCCTGTAGCTAAAACAATTGCTCCTACCGATGTTATTCCCCCTGTACCACCAGTATTAGCTCCTGCTGATCCAGCCGTTCCTCCTGCGCCAATTGTGACTGTTTGAGAAGCCCCTATTGTTGCAGCACTCACAAGCTTTCTAGCATATCCACCCCCTGCGCCACCTCCAGAAGCTGAGATAGTTGTGGCGGATGTAGCTGAAACGCCTCCAGAGCCACCACCACCACCTACAACCTCTATGTCACAATAGAGCATTCCTGTCGTAGGCGTGTAGGTTCCTGAAGAAGTAAAAACTTGACGAACGACTGAGAAACTTCGAGCCGCTGGAGTACCCGCCGAATTTGTAGCTATGAATTGGTTATTTCCTAAAGCCGTTATTGCCGGGACACCTGAGCTATTCGTGGTTAAAACGCCGTTGTTTGCTGTAGACAAGGCAGACATGACGTTAGCCGACGAAGCATATAGTAAAGTATTGATAGCATTAGTAGATGGATAAGTCGATGTGCTCCAAGATGGGATTGTAGAAGCTCCCGATTGCAACATTTGACCCGCCGTTGCCGTACCTGCTAATATAGCTCCGGCTGTCGCTGTAGAATAAAAAATGCCCCCATTGGATGCGGTTAGATTGGCATTTGTACCGCCGTTAGCTAAAGCTAAGATACCTCCCAGTGTTTCAGTCGTTCCAGCACCTGCAAAAGTCAACCCTGTCGTGCCACCGGTAAAAGTAAAGGCGCTCCCGGATAAGGCTCCCCCACTATCACCCGTTATCGTTATCGCAGATGCCGAGGGGCTTGCCCAAGAAGGAGGAGATCCTGTTGTCGCAGTAAGAATTTGTCCTGTTGTTCCTGCACCTAGCCAAGAAGGAACCCCTGTAGTTCCTGATATAAGGACGCCGTTATTTGCAGCTGTGATTGAACCTAGAATATTCGCGCTGCTAGCATACATTATAGTATTGATGGCGTTCGTATTTGGATATGTGGTTGTTGTTGCACTCCAGTTAGTACCATCAGCCCTTAAAATAGTTCCTGTTCCGGTAGCAGTTGAAGGAAACGTTGCAGTCGTCCAGTTCGGATCAGCAGCCCCTCCGCCTGATTGAAGATGTTGGCCAGCGGAGCCTGCTGTCGTAGCAACGATAGAGCTTGTGCCTTCACCAATAAGGACGCCATGAGCGGTATACGTAGCAGGTGTATATGGCCCGATAAGAGAAATCACCGGAGTTGTAGTGCCATTGGCAACAGCCACTTGGTTAGCAGTTCCAGAGACGCTTGTGACTGTTCCTCCAGTCGCAGGAGGAGCCCATGCTGGGAGTCCTCCAACCACTTGTAGGACGTTTCCAGTTGAACCAATAGCTAAAGTGGATAAAACGTTCGTAGTTGACCCATAAACTATATCGCCCGTGGCATTAGTGCTTGGGTAAGTTGATGTCGTAAACGCGGGGTCAGTAGTTGAGCCCTTAGACTGAAATAGCTGACCTGAGGTGGCTGATGGGCCCACTTGTGTTAAAGTAGCCGTACCAGCTCCTACTTGGATTGCATGGTTTGTTAAGCCAGTCAATTGGACGGTCAAGGTGCTTACGCTTCCTGAAGTTGTGATGCTTCCTGAGCCTAATATGTTCCAATTTCCGCTTGTTGGAGATAAGGCGCCTCCTGTATTCCCTGTAATGGTTTCGCCTACACCAGACCCATTTAATGAAACAAAACCATTAGCATCTACGGTAAAATAAGTGCTGTTGAAGTGAGACACACCATTATCGCCCACTGTTGAAGAGGCTACAGCTTGGCTTCTCTGAATTTGGATTGTATAAGTGTTGGCAGCTAGAGAATCGGTGCGAATGACGTTGGTTGTTGTCCCTGCGGCGACTTGCCCTCCTGTAATGCCAATTTGTCCGCTGGAGTTTGATAGGACAGGATTAGTGCCTGGAGCGGTAAATGTATCTACAACCAAAGATTCAACAAGAGAAGCAGCTACTAAAGAAACGAAGCCATTAGCGTCCACAGTAAAATAGGTGCTATTGAATGCAGCTAAACCCACATTTGATGCATTTGTGGAAGCAATAGCTTGTGATTTCTGAACCTGAACTGTTAGCGTATTTCCTGAACCGGACGTCTGAACTGGAGTGGTTCCGGCAGCAGTCGAAGTTCCCAAAATATTCCAATTACCTGCAACGGGAGAAAGAGCCCCTCCGGTATTCCCTGTAATCGTCTCTCCCATGGAAGAGCCGTTCAGTGTAACAAATCCATTTGCATCGACATTGAAATAAGTTGAGTTGAAAGAAGCTAAGCCGGCGTTATTGGCAGAGGAGGAACCGCTTGCCGAAGTATACTGAGCTTCAATGGTGATAGTATTGCCAGACCCTATGGTTTCCAAGGGAATGCTATGTGCAGAAACCGCTGTACCTAGGATTTCTAGAGTATTAGCTATGGGGACAGCCGAACCTACGTTGGCGACAAATAATGTTGGGACCTGAGGATGTGAACCCTCGAAGTCTACTATTCCGGCTTGTGACATACTTCACCCCTTTTATTTAGTCTTTCTATTAACGTATAAATATTTTCAATCTTCTTTTCGATAATAAAGATAGTTTTTTCGTACGTTCTAATTTCTTTTAAAACATCACTTCGATCCATTCTTGATATAGAAAGAGCTTTCTCAATCTTATTATCGAGTTCGCCATTCATCAATGACGTGTCACATCTTAGTTTTATCAATTCATTTTGCAGGGAGTTTATTAAATTCTTTAATTCCCTTTGAAACTCCTGAAAGGCGTTTAAATGACTGATTGTGTTGGCTTTTATTTCGAGCTGAAAATTATCTTTGAACTTCTGGACAACTATTTTGCTCGCATAAACCTCATGGAATTCATTTAATTGCTTATGAAGAGATTCAATTGTCTTCTTTTGGTCAGCAATAATATTGTCATTGGCTATCATTCTGTCCTTTATCAGACAGATATGTTTTAAGGAATATTCCTTAAATTCTTTCAATTCTTGTTCGTTCTTTTTGGATAAAGATTCAAATCTTTCCATGGCAAGAGATAGTCCATTCCTTAATTCCTGCATCTCTTTATGATGAGAGGAGATGATGTGTTCATGTTCCATCATCTCCTTCTTAACAAGGGCATCGAATCTTTTTTCCGCTCCTAGAACGTGCGGATTAGTATGGTTGCGCGTAGACGACTTCAATATACACCGATCCTGATGAGGGGGCTCCAGAAACATACCTGACATACCATTGAGTTCCGTTTGAGAAACAGAAATCATCTTGGTTGACAGGGCGGTGATTTGTAGTAATATCGAACAGCTTGAAGCTCCCAGCAGGAACAATCAATTGATCGGTAACGCCATCCATGCTGAAGATTAAGTCTACAGCACTGGTATTGGTGAAGCAGATAATCCTTGCTGGGAAAGCAAGAGGAGGACCTACGGGAACAAAGGTAGCGCCTACGGCACCAAAAGCTATAGTTCTAAGCGTATCTACTAAAGCTCTATTTGTAAAAGACATAACGTTTCCTCCTATTAGTTAAGGCATAAGCCTGTGAACGTGATATTCGCAGTGCTTGTAAGGAGAGCCGCGCCGTTTTCTACAACAATGGTTATGGATACGCCAGCTGAATAGGTCACACTTTGAATGGTAAGAGCAGACCCTGTTGTTGCTCCTATCATAGAAATCAAAGCCTGAGTATTCACTGCCGAGTTATTGATAACAAAAGTTTGAGTAGCTGTTGCCCCAATGCTAACTCCACTGAATGTCACTGCAAACGCACGTCCATTGGCTGTCTGAGGAGAAGCGCCAGCGCCAACAACAACAGGAGGTATAACGATACCTTTTCCTGCACCAGCCACAACCAAGTTACCTGCTGAGGCTGTGACGTTTCCTGTGGTAGCTGTGACACCCGTTCCCCCTGTGACAGTGGTACTTGCTGAAACCGCTCCAGCAGAAGCAACGATGTTGCCTGTGGTGGCTGTGATTCCTGTACCGGCTGTGACGGTAGTCCCTGCGGCTAAGCTGGTAGTAGTGGTTAAAGAGCCTGGTGTCGTAATAGCAGCGGGAAGTGAAACTGTGGCAACACCAGCGACCGTAGTAACGGTGACTTGGTTTGCTGTATCGTTAATAGCGATAATATCTCCAGAGCTGCTGGCAAATTGAATCCAGTTACCTGCACCACCATACAGATAAAAAGCTGTAGGAGCTTGAGGTGGACTAAAAACTAGCTGTCCAATTTCATAGTTTGTTTGGTTGCTAGTTGGTGGATTTTCGAAAGGCAAAGGGGGAGGCAGTACAGGAATTAAAGCCTGACCGATCCCGTAAACTTGAAACATCTTGGACATAGTTTTACTCCGGTTTGGGGTTCTATTCCAAAAACTGCTGTATAAAATTCACGCAAGTCAATATATATGTTTATTGAGTAACAAAAGGTTGACTTCTAATGCGAAATATGTGACAATGTGATCGTGTGTGTTACTAAAGGAGTAAGAGGTATGGACATGAATTTTCTGACCGTAGAAGAGTTCGCTAAGCGTATTAAGATGCATCCTGGAAGCGTTCGAAGGTCAATCAAGCAAGGTAAAATATTCGCAACGCGTCCTAGCATGGGCAAGAAAGGCCCCTATAGAATTGCCGAGTCTGAGCTAGAGAGATTGCATCTTCAGGGCATGTGTGAGAATAAAAAATAGGGAGTAAAAATATGGAATGGTATCAAGTCTTAACAATAGTAGGGGCTAATTTAGGATTGTTTCTCTGGGCCGTAAGACAGTCCAGAACTGACTTTCTGCACACCTGTAGAATAATCGAAAATATTCAAGCAGAAATGAAGCAGTTCCACGGAAGACTTTGCACTACAGAAGAGAAAATTAGAAGCAAACCAAAAACAGACCCTTAAAAAAGGACAATTGATGAAAAAAGGCTTGGAAAAAAAACTGATAGGATGGAGTTGCGTGATTGTAATCCCATTATTTTTTGCATGGGCGTTCTGCTTCAAAATGATCTCTCCAGGATATGTTGGAGTGGTTGTTGATCTTTTAGGTGACAATAAAGGCGTTGAATCAAAAGAGCTGCATGTAGGCATGCACTGGATAGCACCTTGGCGCAGTGTCTATCAATTTCCAATCTTTGAACAAAATGATACATGGGAGGGAGACCGTGAAGGCTTTAACTTTCAAACGTCAGAAGGTATGGCGGTTAGTGCAGATATTGGCATTACTTATCATCTTAGACCAGAGTCTATCCCTCTCATATTTCAACGATATAGACGCGGGATGGATGAAATTACTCACGTATTTATCAGGAATTATATTAGGGATGCTATCAATAAGTCTGCTAGTAAAACTCGCATCGAAGATTTGTACTCTGGGAAAGAATCCTTCTTCGAAGACGTAGAGAAGCATGTGAGAGAGGATTTAGCGCCTATCGGAATTGACCTAAGCCGAATCTATCTAATAGGAAGGTTTCACTTTCCTACCAATGTTATCGCTGCCTTAAATGCTAAGATTGAAGCAAACCAGAGGGCTCAGCAACGTGAAAACGAACTTAGAGAAGCTGAAGCCGAGGCAAAAAAACAAGTGGCCAAAGCAGAAGGACAAGCTAAGTGTGCTATCGTGCAAGCTGAATCCGAAGCCAAAGCCAATCACTTGCTATCACAATCCGTCACCGCTGAATTGATTCAGTGGCAAGCAGTTCAGAAATGGGATGGCCGCTTGAGTATTGTATCGGGATCAGGTTCTAATATAATTGATGTCAGTAAATTTGTAGAAAAAAAATGAAAGAAAATAGATTTTAAGGATTAGTATGAGCAAGAATTTCTATCCACATAAGACAATAAAAGGAGTAAAGAAAACAGTTCATCGCCATGTAATGGAAGAACACCTTGGTAGATTATTAGAATCCCATGAACATGTTTATCACATTAATGGAGATTCAAGAGATAATAGAATAGAAAATTTGATAGTAATTACAAAAAACTACGGTAGAAAATGAATTTATATATAAACGAAAAACAAAAGAAACTATTATTAGAAACTTTAGCAATAGCGCATCAAGTTGAGTTTTTAAAAGGTAAAGATAATAGCGAGTTAGAAGAGTTAATTGGAGCATTAGCACATTCATTAAGAAAAGAAGGTAATGAAGATATTTTCCATAGTGTATTTAAGGAGTTTAAGAAATGATTATTATTTTAGCGTTTGTTTTTGGAGCTACTGTTTTGCTTTGGATTGAGAGGAATCTTCTTTAATCAATTCTTGAGCTAATATAGCTGCTTGTTGAGGTGAGTTATTTTTTGCAGCTATGATAAGACGTTTCATTGTGTTTTGCTTTGCAGGATCAGTCAAAAGATTAGTAGAAAATCTCTTGGCCGCTTCCAAGCCGATAAAGGCTGCTAATGGTTCTTTTCTGCCATGAATAAAAAGTGCCCCTAAAGCTGATAGTAATTTTAATTCCTGAGCACTTTTATCATTTTTTGGAATCTGTTTAAGCAAAGATTCGATAGCTTGTGCACCATCAGAAATAGTTTGGATATTTTTTACTTGCTCAGGACCTAAAACTTTTTTGGCAAGTTCATGGTTATGGGAATCATTAAGAATAGAAGTTAGCTTTTTGAAGTTCATGCCATCGACGTTTTGAGCTTTCTCAATAGTTTGCATCAGGTCTCGAGCATTAAGCCATTTCTTCCAGGCTTCATTGGTGGCATCGAAATACTTCCCGAATTTGGCAGCTTCTGGGCCAGATTCTGCAAAAGTATCCTTAATCCCCTGCTTGACTAATCCAAGCAAATGTTCTTTCTGCTTCGGGTCTCCCCAATTTCCAGCTTTGCCCAAATTCCGATAGAATCCTGTGAAGAATTCTGCTGTGTCTGCCTTGTCAAGCTTTGTGAGACCGTCTTTCATGAACTCAATGAACTTCTTTTGTTCATCGAGAAGAGGATATTTCTCAAGATAGGCAATGGCGTTTTCGATGGATTTCTTAACTGGAGCAGTGTTTTTTATGGGCACGCTGGAGGCCAATTCCTCCATTGATTGATAAACGTTTGAAGCTTGTTTTTCAAGGTATTGTAAACCGCCTTCAGCATAGCCAGGTAACCCCTTTTTGATTTGTTCTTTAAATAGATTCTCACTGTTTTTAACTCCAGAATTTATTGCATTTTCTGCTTCTGGCGTTAGTGAGGCATACTTTTTCAGTATCTTTCTTTCTTCAAGAGCACTCTTTGCAAGGGTGATGTCTTTCTCGGAATAACCAGCTTTTCTCAAGTCCTTGATTACGTTTTCAACTTCTTTTGATTTGGATGTGACAGGTACATTAGTCTTAGGCGCGAACTTTAAGGCAGCTATGATTTCAGCTGCGGCTTGTGCCCAGGGAGGAGCTCCAGCTTCTTCTAATGTCTGTCCAGCTGCGCCAGCTACGATAGGAGCCACAAGGCCCGTGCCACCAACCGCAAGGCTTCCGCCACCAATTTTACCAATGCGACGACCATAACGACCTGCTGCTGATTTTGGTTCGGAAACGAGTCCTAATTCAGACCCTATATTTTGAATATCTTCAGAAGATGGAAGCCTTGAGAATCGAGGAGCTATATCATCATCTCCGGAAAGTTCCATGAGTTCGCCGGCTGAAGGAACTTCTCCCCTTTCCATTTTCTCTAAGATATCGAATTCTCGGCTGTATTTGGCTTGCTCGCCAGGAAGCGTTTCCTTGGCCTGTAGGCCGAATAAATCGAGAATATCACCATATGTACCAAGCGCACCAATTCCGAAGCCCTGGGCCGTTTGCTTGCCGAAATCCGCAGCATAATCGCCGAAGCCCATTTTTTCTTTCTTGGGAGCGGAATTAAAGAAACCTAAAACTTCTTGAGGGGTATAGCCAGCTTCTTTCGCCTGCTCAATCTTCTGTCCAAAGCTTGGGTCTTTTTCCCCAAGGAATTCCATGATTTCTTCGTCAGAATATCCAGCTTGTTTAGCCTTTTGATACTTTTCTTGATAGTTCATCTAAAAATATCTTCCAGTGAGGGTCTGTTTTCCTTAGCACCTTCTTCTTTAACCATAGAACGAGCTTTAGAATTAACCATTTTCAATTGATCTTCTAATTGAGTTTTCAATCTTCTATAGTTTTCTGTTGCATACTTTTTAACTAAAACTGGATCAGCTCCAGAACCATAATGTTCAACTGCGGCTTTATAAGTTTCATCTTTTAAATAAGCAATTCTATTTCCTAAAGCTAGCTGTTCGGCAATTAACCTTCTTCCATCTGGACTGTTAGCTAGAGTTGGGAAACCTTGTTTAAATTGATCTAAGTCAAAGTTGGTTACTCGTCCAGGGAAGAAGTCTTTAGCCCTTCTTGCCATACGCGCAATCGTTTTAACATAGTCCTGAGCTTCTGGGGTTGCTAAAGCTTTCACTCTCAAATCACCGGAATCCCAATCCACGTTCCATTTTTCCACTCCGGTAGGCAAAGCGCCAGGAATTTCATTAAGTTCTTGGAGATGCTTTACTTCACGATATTCATCATCTAAAGCATTTAGACGATTAACCGTATCTTCATAAAGAGGACTAATCGTTTTTTCTCTGTATTCGTTTTGCTTAACGATATCAGAAGGAGTCATGCCAATAGGTTCAGGAAGCTCAGGAAAATCTAAATCTAAAGCTCCTAAACTCGTGCCAGGTATATCAATATTTGGACTTATTTCTTGTTTTTCTTGCTGTGGTTGTCCTAAACCTTTACCTGCTTTCGAACGTCTGATTAGATCGTTTACGTTCTTAATTACGTCAGATTGGCCTCCTATTGGAGCATTTTCCATCTGATTTTGCCATATTTTTGCAGTTTCTTCAGGATAACCAGCCTTAATTAGGGAATCTAGCACACTTTTGCCGGCTTCCCTTCTCTTTTGCAAATCCATGACTTTGAGCTGGTTTTCTGGAGTAAGCTTTTTCAAATCTTTAGCAGGAACTTTTTCGCCAGTAACCACACGGCTTAATACTTCTTGCTGAGCTTCATTCTTTGCCATCTCAGCTTCGTTTCTTTCCTGTTGATCAATCATCATGCGTTGTTGAAAGATTTCTTGACCTTTCTCTCCGTAGGGACTTAAAGCACTACGCAAAGCTTCAAGCTTTTTAGATTGAGGGGCTCCTTCGAGAGATTTATCTTTCATGACGCTTTCTAAACTTCTATTTGCAAAGAAAGTATTAAGACCATTTCCGATACCTTGACCTAAACTCATGCCAAGCATTTCGGATAGTCTTCCCTGAGGATTTTCTGTTTTAATTACTTGAACCATTATGCCATTCCTCCCCCGCCGCCTTTAAACAGGCTGCTTATTCCTCCTCCGATTCCCTGCCCTAGAGCGGCTCCAATCGGACCCCCCATAGCAGTGCCAATACCACCAAGAAGAGGAGCTAACATGCCCCCAGAACCTTGTTTTTGTTGATAAGCAAAGGGCTGGTAATTAAGTCCTGTCTGAGAAAGTTGATTGTATTGATTGTACTGTTGTCCAGCCGCTTGACTTTGAAGCTGTGAAAATAGTTGAGCTAGCTGGGATTGTAATCCGGAAGCTGCTCCCCCCAATGATTGACCAAAGCCACTTGAAGACAATGCTCCACCGCCTGCGAATCTCTCTGCAATCTGAGGAAGCATCTGCTCTTGGAATTGCTGCATATATGGCTGGGAAAACTGATCGAAAGCTTGCTGTTGATTATCACCAAGGAAATTATTGAAATAGTTTTGAGCGAGGTCATAACCGCCGCCCTGGCCTTGCATCCCCATGGCTTGACCAAGGATGCTATTATGCAAACCTTGCTGCTCTTTTGTCCCTGTAGCTACTTTTTTCAATTTGTCTGGGCTTCCGAAGAGCCATTCGCTGAATTTTGGCATAGTTCACCTATATTTTTTTGTTATTGTTTATAACTAGCCTTATAAACAAGTCAGGACTTCAAATATTCCATGACCCACACACACCAAGTCAAGTCATTACCCGAATTATTTTGGATAATAATTGTATTTGTCGAGTTATTATATCGGACATAAATGTCAGGGTCGTTTAAGAAATAAGAAAGTCCAGTTGTATCATTTGCGCCACCAAATCCTTGAACAGGATAAAGATATCCGTTAATGTTTTTCGGTTGTGTCGATGATGACAAAACAATATTTGTGGTTCCCGCTGGAATGTTTCCGCCATTTAGCATGACCAAATCAGCGGTAATCCTATAAGCATTACGATTCTGTTGGGGATTTCCAATCTGATACCATTGCTCAAAGTTTGCATTCTCTTGAAGAAGAAACAATCCGCTTTCTTTGGTGTTGACCGCATTCGCGACCCGACGAAGATAAAGCAATAAAATATTCTCAAAATCCCTATCCTGAGGATTGACATCCAGCGAGACTGGAAGCTGATTGGTATTGAGAGAAAGGTCGCTTGAAAAGGTCATTATATATATCTCTTATATATCCGATATATGTTATACATATAAGAGTCCACCTTGTCTAGTTAATAAGCCTTCCTCCCTGGCGAAACCATAGATTCATCGCGTTCAATTCCATGGGAGTTTGGTGGGTAGCAAGCTGATTCATCAGGTTGTCGTCATACGTCAGACCTACTCGCAAATACTGCCCGAATTGAGTGCTGTAGAAGCGATACCAGGCGTACTGAGAGCCAGGAATATAGGTTTGACCATTGACGGGGCTAGTGTTCCATACACCACCTTTTGTATACGCGCTGAACCCAGAAGAATCCGTATTGTCCAGCGTAAAATTGTTTGCATCCACGACCGTGATCGAATAGATAGCCGAGTTGAGTTGGGTCATTCCTTGAACGTCACCGATATAAATTAGGGTTCCAGGAATTAAACTGTGATTGGGGCTAGTGATTTGACAAGGATTTGATCGTGTCGCATTTGTTATGAAACGAGAATTTTGAGATGAATTATTTAAAGCCGAGTTTACTAGCGAATCATTCGTTGCCAGGAGATTGGCTTGCTCTCCAAGATAAGAGTTTACAAATAACTGAATGGTAGTCGCCACGATTGCAGGAGATTGAATATTGGCGTCCATCTGGAAATCAATATAAGAAAGTTTAAACTGCTTTCCTTCTCCCTGGAATGGATTGAAGTCCTTCCCTTGGATATTCATCTTAGGAAATAGTGTCACGCGGCCGCCACCGAGGTAAACGGCTGATGAAGTGATATTCACTGCTGTGTAGCTCTGAGCTGCGAAATCCCATGTAGCCAATGTGACAGTGTTGGCGTCTACGACTGTCACATTATAGATGAGTCCATTCAGTCCTGGGTCGGTTCCATTCCAGATTGTATTTAGAATATAGATAATCTCTCCATTTGCCAAATTATGACTAGGAATAGTAACCTCAGTCAGTCCTGTAATAGTTCCACTAAAAGCAATATCAGTGATAGCCATGGTATTCGCATATAATGTCGTGATCGCTTGAGGGGTTTCGGCATCTGGATTCTGATAGATGTTGATAAAACCTTGCTGAGTTCCGGCCGCTACGAAATCAACATATTGTTGATCGTCTACGTTATCCCAGCTCACATTGCTTTCCCAGAAAGTTGTCAAACTATCCCAGGTAATTCCGAACTGGAATTGAGCTGTGCCGAAACAGGTAATGGTATCTCGGAATTTAGCCCAGGTATTGTTTCGATAATTGAAGACAAGAACGGTATTCGGATAAGATTGATTAGTTGAAGCGTTGGCGGTGTCTACGTAGTTCCAGTAGACAAGCTCCTTCTCAAAATCTCTGATTCCATGGACAAAGTTAGGAGCGCTGTTCTGGATTTCAAAGCTAAAGACTTGTTCTGGAATTTGGTCATCTAGTCTAGTGACTCCGTTTGCTGCTGCCTGTATGATTCCTCTGTCGCTGACTGCCATGACTCCTTGGTCAAATACAATAGGACTATAAGGGCTAACGGCGCCAAAGTCGGAAGAAATTCGTTCGAAAATAAAGGGAAGTCCATACTCTCCAATGTAGCGAAGTTGCCAAGTTGAATATTCGAAAAAGACGATTAAAGTGTTTCGGAAAAACGCTGCACTGACGATAGCTTCGTTTGTCGGGGCATCAATGAATCCACCGCGACCGAAGATATCGGAACGCCAGCCATTCGTTTGATCGGTAGGGTCGCCAATCTGACTAAATCTGCACCTAGAGAAGAAATTGGTTGCGCCTGTGTAAGTAGAGGCTGTTGGGCCTTCCCATGTATTAAGGGCAAGCAAACGGCCATAGTAAGGGATTAAAATCAACCCCTGCCAAAGTGTGATTGTTGCTGTGACTAAAGGCTGAAGATTTGTCCAGGTTGAGTTATTGTAATAGCGAATCGGGTCATATAGAGTATGAAGGATGTCGATGTTATTGTTCGTTGCGAAGAAATATCTTAAATCTGGAGTCGCGCCTTGATAGTTTGCTGCCCAGAAGAAATCCGTATTCGTTCCTGTCCAAGTAGTTCCTGGGGCCAATTCAACAAAACCATTGACATACTGATAAGCATATTTCGTATCAAAAAAGACAGTAGAGTCGATGCCGAATGTTGATACGTCCCTTTTTATAATTCCCATCACGGGAAGAGCTGGATAATAGGTCAAACTGACTGTTGTTGCATTCCCTGCTCCGACTGTAGTAGTCAGAGTCACCGAACCGGTCATATAGTTGATGATTCCGGAATTTCCTGGAGTGGCGTTTGACAAAATTCCATTTCCTTGATCGACAAAAGGAGTGGCCAGTGTGGCAATCGTAATAGTGACGCTTCCAGGTGCAATTTCTGCATTTGCTTCTGGAGTGACTGATATGGCCGTATAGAGATTGAAAGTCCAAGGAGAAGCACCACTGTTGCCAATCGCAACATTCGAAAAGACACGAGATAAACGACCCATAGGGACTTCGCCATCTCTTTTCTTTGTCCTCTCGCGAAATACATAGGCGTTTTCGAGATCGGAATAAGCTTCGTTTGCTAATAGAGCCGGCTTCCTGTCCTGGGTTAAACCTCCTCCAGGATATCCTCCGATCAATACTTGTTGGAATCCTGTCATTTAATTACCTATAGCTAACCAGTAAATGGTGTCATAGGCACTTCCTCCGGAATAGTTATAACTAAATGCCGATGTGGATATACTTCCATCTCTTACAGATGCAGTTTGAGCATTCCCAGTCGAAGATGGGTTTCCAAGCGTTAATTGCACGTTGAAACAATTATTTGGGAAATTTATATTGAAAGATTGAGGAGTAGTCGTTTGACTAACGAGAGGTCTAATTCTACCCCATTGGATAAGAATCCCTCCGAACCAATTATATCCACTCATTGCAACGCTATTTCCAGTTAATTGAGATAAACCACCCTGTCCTGTTAAGGAATAAAGTTGAGTATCTCCATTGGATGGAATCGCAGGAGTTGTCACACCATTGACAATCAAAGTCCCAGGAACTCCAGAGAATACCTGGTTGTAGCCGCTTACAGTCGCAACACTCACCTGAGGAACTTGGTGAATAATTGTATGGTATCCGGCCGGCTGAGTGCCTGGCTGACCATTGTTATTGATGTGATCGACCGCTAGCGTCTGAAACGTTCCATCTAGGTTATTTCTAATCGTCGACTTTGTTTGACCTAAAGATGACCCATCTGGTGGATATCCTGGCGTGTATGTTGGTATAGGCATCTTACTCCCTAGCTAACTGCTACAGTTGGAATTGGCTGAACATTCTGCGGACTGCGCAGCTTTTTCTTAGCCTTTTCACTCATCTTGGCTTTGGCAGCCGAGAGAGGTTTTTTTAATACTTTTTCTTTTCCCTTAATAACGGCCATTTTCATTAACCTGTCGTATGTCTCCCAACGAATGGCCCTCCTCCCATAGGAATCGGCTTGTTCGGCAACGGTTTGAGTTTCTTTTTCTTATTGATATCAGGAATTTTCTGAGGCTTGCTCTTTTGTTTCATATCGAACCAAAGTTTGTTAATCCGCCGCCAGAACCATAGTTTTCTGTCAGTTGATCAGTATAAAGTGTTTTAATTCGTTCCTGTCCTATCTGCGCGTATGTTCTTGTCTCAATGATGTCGTAGCGCTCTTTCAGCATCTTGTCGATGAACATGACGCCATCGGAATCCAGTCTTTCTTCGAATATCTTTTTGGATGCTCCTACAGCAAGTATTTCCCACCATTCCGATAGCTCAGGATTTCCAGCCATGTCAGCCGCTAATAGCGCTTGAATAGGCTGACGATAGCATGTGAGCTCGATAGTGTAACCGGCATCAGGCACTGGGACGAGTGTAAATTGGTTCTGCGAAAACATGATCGCGAGCGGAATCGAGAGCTGTTTAGGATTGTATTGAATCTGAATCGGAGTGCCTTCAGGAATTGGGTCAGCGAATGTTAGCCCTGTTATCTGCCCAGTCTGATAATTAATCGTCGCATTGCCTGGCATCGTAGGAGTTGAAGAAGCGTATTGACGATAGTAAGTCCAGCCGTATTCTTGATTTCCACC